TGCTTTGCCAATTGTTTTTGCAAAAATTCATCTCTTTGGCTTTTGGCTTTTTCCAATGCCGCAAGTTTTTCTTGCTTAGCACGATCGGCGGCGGCTTTGGCGGCGGCTCTTTGCTTTGCTTCCTCGGCCTTTAACCCTTTGACAAAATCATCAAGTGCTTTTTTGCGATCGACTTCGGCTTGCCTTTCCGCATTGCGTGCCGATGTAACTTGTCGAAGATTGCTTAATTCTATTGATGCGGCCGTTTGAGCGGCTTCACCTGCGTCTCTTAAAGCTTTAATATATCTACCCACAATTGGGATCAATTCATACGCATACAAATCAATTTGGATGCCCAAAAGTTTATTTGTTTTGGCCACAAATTTATTTGTTGCCGCGCCAAGCTCACCAATGCCGGTGATGATCTTGCTTAACTCAGCGGCAAAGCCATCCATTTTTTTGGTTGCGCCTTCGATGCCACCTTCACTTGAAGCAAATTTAGTGAATGATTCAATGAGTGCGCCGCCAATGACCTCACTTGCTTCGTCGGCGGCTACTTTTAATCTTGCAATTTTGCCCTCAACGGTATCGGCTTCGGCGGCGGCAAATCCGGCAAAGTTGCGGCGAAGCTCACCAAAGATTTTGTTGAAGTCCTTTGTCGCAAGTATGTCTTTGTCAAGTCCGACACCTAATTTTTGCAACGATACAAAATTGCCATCGACCGCTTTGGAGACCGCATTTGCAACGCTTCCCAAATCTTTTTGTGTCGCTTTTGCGATATTGACCGAGATGTCAAGAAGATCAAAAGCCGTCGTGACTTCCGAGGTACTTCTCACGATGCGAGATAAGGCCGGCCTAAGCTGGTCATCCGACACGCCGGTCAAGCGTTGCATCTTGTCAATTTGGCTTTCAGCCGCGGTCACTACCGCTTCGGATGCACCGGCAGAATTTTTAAGTGACAGCGAAAGAATCCTTTGTGCTTTTTCATCGGCGAGCGCATTCTTGACCGAGACTTGCGCGAATTTAATCGATGCCGCCGAAAGAGCCGCATACGCCGCAATTCCGGTCTTGGAGATTGCACCAAGCACACCGCCAAATTTCTCGGTGGACTTTGTTGCGCTTTTGATTCCCTTGTCATTTAATTTGGTGATAAATTGAACTATCACATCGCGAGTCATAGCCATTTAATCACCGCGCCTAACGAAGGCAAAAAGTTTTTTGTCTAGCACATCTTGAATTTCATCTTGCACTTTGTCTCCGTGAATCCGTGCGGCCTTATAGATCAAGCGTGGGCGATGACCGTGATCACCCTTTTTGGTAATGCCACGCCGAAAATCATCGGGTGCATCTGGATTTCGAGATTTCATATCTGCACCTTTGCGAGGAGTATCGGGCTCGGCCAATTCATAGATGATTCCGGGCACCGATTTATTGCTCAAAGCAATTGCATTGACTTTATTTAAGCCACCGCCGGGAGCTCTTTCTTGACTCGATTTAGATGTTGATATCTTTATGCCTTTGCGCATCTTTGCCGAATCCCATACCCATCGCACATTTGAAGCACGGCCGCGGTGTATTGTGTCATCGACCCATCGCGAGCTTGTATAGGTAGGCTCAACGGTGCGCCATCCACTCAAGGCAGGATCACCCGGCACAAAGCCGCGAGCGGTGCGTTGCACCGGCCGGATGACACGCTTTAGAGATTTAAGAAAATCTTTTTGAAGATCCGGGCTCAAAGTTTTAAGGTCTTTCAATAGTTGCTTGTAATCTGGCACAAAGATCGCCTTGTCTGCCACTATCTTCTCCTAACTCTTGGAGCCTTTTTCACTTGCATACGCTCTCGCAATATATTCTTTATTGAAGAATATATTGCCGGATCACATTCAAGAAGTGCATTTGGTGCGATGCCGGTCAAGACCGACACGGTAGCTATTTCGTAGAGCTCGCCGTGCCGGTCAATCCATTTTTTGCGTTTGCATCAAAATTCACATCCTCGATTGTCTCGAGCCACTTATCAAAATCCAATGGAGTCTCGCCTTTGGCTTTTGCTAAGAAGTGAGCGATCCAATAAAGATCACTCTCTCTTTGCTCCTCGGCAATACGCTTGACAAATCCACATTGAAAGTTTGACTCAAATGCCGCTTTTGATGCGGCCGAGATGTCATACTTTTTTGCGGAGCCGTCAAGATAGATCACTTCAACTTGCCACATATAGATCCCTTCCTTCTTTTTTGTGGATTAGCTTGTCGCCTTGGTCAATGCCGTCACCGGAAAAGTGACCGATGCCGTGCTTGGAGAATCTGGCGTGGTCGAAATTGGTTGCCAAGATCCAATGTAGCATGACATGGAATAAGACGGATTTGTCGCGGTAACTGTGCCAGTAACCGGGATCAATTTGATATTTAATTTTGTGCCGAGTGCATCCTCAAAAAGTGAGTTCACACTTGCGGCGGCGAAATCATTAAAGAGCTCAAGAGACAAAGAACTCGCCTCAAGACCGCCAATATAATTTCTTGAAGTGTTGGTCATGCTTGTAATTTCGACGGCTTCAACTTCTCGATTGAGTGCCACCGATGAGACAAAAGTAGAAATCGTGGTCGTGCCAACTATGACGGCGACCTGATTTCCCATGAATATGGCCATATTTTTCCTTTCGTTAGCCGATCACTTCAACTTGATATCGATATGCGAGCATATCGGCTCCAGCATTTGTGATCGTTCCTGCGGTCGCGGTCGTGACTCGCAAGGTTGAACATGCTCCGCCTAGTGTTTTGTCTGCTTCGATCGCGGCTTTTATCGAAGAAGAACCCGATCCGGCCAAATACCCATCGAGCTTGTTTTGCCCTGCTCGCTCACTCATCCGGCCGACGATGAGCAAGATTTCAATTTCGGCCGTGTCTAATCCACGCGCCATTGAAGTATCAAAAACCAAATCCAATTGTCCTACTACGGCCGCCGGCAATGGCACCGAATCCGGGATGATGTCAAAGCATCGAAGGCCGGTGATCGTGGTCAAATTTGTTTTGAGACCATTGCGCACATTAGAAGGCACCATGCTCATGCCAAGGTCTCCCTCTTGTAAGCCCTGACCATGGCGGTGATATCTCGACCCAATGGGCTCATTCTTATTGCACCAAGATCACCAAGGCCAAGCACACCGCCGGGAGAGTCTTTGCGCTTGTAAAGATCGGCGGTCAAGATAAGACAAGCTGTTTCAATGTCATCGGGTACGGCCGGCCATCCCCATTTGGCGGTCACTTCAATGCCGGGTCTCAAGCCATTTGAAAAAAGACCCGGAAAGATTGGGAAAGTGTTGATATTGGAGACAATTGTAATTTGTGTAAAAGGTCGATTTAAGGATGGCGCGGTTAGCGGATCCATCACATAATCGGAGTCTAAAGTGAATGTGGTCTCAAATACCCCATCACCATCTTCATCAACTTTGACAATCAATCCACTTGTGCCAGAGATGTCATCGGTGAAAAGAAATACCGGAGAAGATGCGCGATATTTTCTTGCGCTCGCCGCGGCATCAATATAGAAGCGACGATTGGCAATACGATCAATTGATCGTGAAGCTGATTCGATTAAAGATTCTAAAAGAGTGTCATCTACTGAGTCAATGATTGACAGAAATGTTTTTGCTTGTGCAAGTGTTGCGTATCCGTTAGTTATGGCCATGATCAATCCTTTCGTGTATCAAATCAAAAAGGGGCTCAATTTGCATTTGATAATTTTTTTGGGTTGCGCATGTGTCGATGCGTGTGATGCTCCGTATCACATTCAACTTCATCATCGCCTCGCAATTCAAAAAGATTGATCATGGGTTCATGCGATGAGAGCTCATCCGGAAGGGTGATGAGCTCTCATCAATCGAGTGAGCTTAGAAGCTCGGTGTCGCCAATCCGGTGCCATTGATTGCGGCAATCGCGCCCGGGTAACGAAGTGAGGTAAATGCGGAATATCCAAAGAGCACGATATTGATGGCAACTTTGCCGGCCGGCTCCTCGAATTTTACATAGGTTGGAGCTTCTTCCCATAGGTGGCACTCATTCAAATCAACGACATAAATTGAATCTTGATTTGTAGATGCTCCGAGATTTGTGGCCACATTCGCATCGGTAATGATTGGCAAGCCAAGAAGTGAATATCCTGAGTTTCCGTATGATGGCAACCCGGTACCCACACCCATTGCATTTTGTGGATTGTTAGCGGTTGGAACTACCAATGGGCGATTGCTTCCATCAAGGCCAGCCAAGAAGAATCCAAGACGGCGAGGATGCATGATGATCGCATTTGGTGATGCGTAAATTGTTGATTGAACTTGCTGGATTGCATCGGCGATTTTAGGGAATACGCCGGCCACGGTTCCCGTGGTTGCGGTGTAAGTCACCAAAATACCGGTGGTCATTCCTGCGAGTCCTAATGGTTGGCCATTTGAGCCGGTGCCATTGAGAAGTGAATTGTCGAGCTTTGTATTGTAAGCACGAATCAAATCGCCCAATACGATGTTTTCGATGTTATATCCGCGCATCAAAGCTTGCTTAGATACTGAGTTTTGACCGGCAATTGTGTTGATGTTCACGGTCAAGGTTGTGTCATCTGGATCTTGTGTAACGGCGGCGGTGTTTTGTGAAGTTTGGTAAGCCACATCCGTGCCGGTTGTAATGCGGGAAATGACCACGCTCATGCCCTGTTGCGGCATTGTGTGCTTGCGTGCGGCATCGGCAAAAGGTCGGCCAGCGCGTGCAAGCGGTGCATATAGATCGACAAGATATTGCGGTACGACGAGGCCATCAAATGATGATGTTGAAGCCGCACGCATCTCAACTGACATCTCATTTTGATGGCGTTGAATGCGCTCGCGCGCTTCGTAATCGTTTCCGAATTGAGCCTTCATTGCATCATTTAAGAAATTGCCGGCGGTGCGCTCGGAATATGTCAATTCTTCTTTGATGACATAAGCCGGAGAAGCTGATCTTTTTTCGCTCTTTGGCGCGGTTGCATCTACCTTTGCGGCTAGATCGGCGGCCTTAGAATTGCGCAATTCGATGTCAGAAATCTGTTCAATTCTTTCATCAAGTTTTTTGATTTCGGTATTTAATGCTTCGACATTGACAAGCTCGACCTCGGTAAGATCGCGCACTTCTTCGGCGGCGCGTTCCACGATTGACTCGATCATCGATGTCTTGCTCTCACGCTTTTCACGCAATGAGCCAAGAAATGCATTTGACATATTG